TTTAGCACAGCAACTATTACCGCTAGAGGTTGCTTGATTTATAACGACACCAACTCTGATAAAGCAGTTGCCGCAATAGATTTTGGTGGTGACAAGACTTCTACCGCTGGCGATTTTACGATTGTTTTTCCAGCAGCTACGGCCACAGGAGCAATAATCAGATTGGCTTAAACTAAAGCACGTTGTGTTAGAATCTTTCCATGCCTCTAACAAAGCTAAATTTTAAGTCTGGAATCAATAAAGAAGAAACCGATTACTCAAACGAAGGTGGTTGGGTAGACGGTGATAAAATTAGATTCCGTAAAGGCCGCGTCGAAAAAATCGGTGGTTGGGAGAAGTTTTCACCTAGCTCCATCATCGGCTCTGCAAGAGCTTTACATGCTTGGATTTCGCTCGCCGGTTCTAAATACTTAGGCATTGGCACAACCAACAAATATTACATAGAAGAGGGAGAAACATATAACGACGTTACTCCTATACGAAAAAATACAACTAACACTGCGACTTTTGCAGCAACCAACGGTTCTTCTACTTTAACCGTAACAGATAACGGACACGGCGCGGTACAGGGTGACTTTGTTACATTTTCTAGCGCAGTTTCTTTGGGCGGTAACATCATTGCAAGCGCTCTGAACCAAGAATATCAAATAGATCTAGTTACCGGCACTAACACTTATACAATAACGGCAAAAGACACGACAGGCGCAACTTTGACCGCAAACTCAAGCGATTCGGGTAACGGTGGATCTGCTACCGATGCGGCGTATCAACTCAACTCAGGATTAGATTTTTTCGTGCAATCCACAGGTTGGGGTGTAGATACTTGGGGTGCTGGCGGTTGGGGATCGTCAACAAGTTTAACGGCAAGTAATCAGTTGCGACTATGGACGCACGATAACTTTGGAGAAAACCTAATTATAAATCCAAGAGGTGGCGGTATATTTCGTTGGGTAGAGGATAACGGCACTAATACGAGAGCCTTAGAATTATCCGGCGTATCAGGAGCAAACTTAGTGCCCACCGTAGGCTTGCAAGTTATTACCTCAGAAACAGATAGGCATTTGATAGTATTAGGAGCAGATCCCATATCGGGTAGCAGCAGAACAGGATCCGTAGATCCTATGTTGGTTGCGTTCAGTGACCAAGAAAACGAATTACAATTTGAACCGTTAGCCACAAACACTGCCGGTTCGCTTAGATTATCTAGCGGATCTTCCATAGTGGGTGGCCTCAAAGCCAGACAAGAAATATTAATATGGACCGACACATCGGTTTATTCTATGAATTTTATAGGTCCACCGCTTACCTTTGCTATCAATCTAATTAATGAAGGTGCAGGCTTGATTGGGCCCAAAGCAGCTACCAATACGCCAAGAGGTGTATTCTTTATGTCTAAAAAAGGCTTTTACTATTACAACGGATCCGTACAAAAACTGCCTTGTTCTGTGCAAGACTTTGTGTTCTCAGATCTTGATGAGAGTCAAGCTTTCAAATGTTTTGCTGGACTGAACGAAGAGTTTTCAGAAGTTTGGTTTTTCTATCCATCCACAGCCGATAACGAAAGAGAGATATCAAGATACGTTATTTACAACTATGAAGAAAATTCATGGAGTGTTGGCACCTTAGAAAGATACAGTTGGTTAGCATCTGGTGTTTTAGATAAACCCGTGGCAGGCGGTGAGGCGTCGTCTGTTAAATTTATTTACCAACACGAAACAGGATTTAACAACGACGATAGCGCTATGGACGGTGTTTTTGTGGAATCAGGCGATTTAGATGTAGGCGACGGTGAAAACTTTGTTTTCTTGAAAAAAATACTGCCTGACATATTGTTTGTAAACGATGTTGGCACAAGTCCAAACGGCGCAGTCAACATAGTTGTCAAACGTAGAGACTTCAACAACCAGACGTTATCCACGGATTCAACTACGCAAATTACTTCAAGTTCTACCTTTGGTTCTTTGCGTTCACGCACCAGACAGTTTGTACTTAGGTTTGAGTCTGATGACGATAACACTGAGAGTGATAGAAAAGATTTTAAATGGAGGTTAGGTAGCACAAGAGTCGACATACAGCCTTCTGGTAGGCGCTAGATGAGTAAACTGCTACCAACTCAACTACCTCAAGCAAGCGGCGACACGGTAAGCGCCGATACGTTTAACCGGTTAATTAGGATTTTAGAGATTAACCTCGGATCTGTGGATCCAGACGCAATACAAACTTTTAATTCAACCGAGATAAGCGAATTGCAATTTGCTACCGGAGCGATTATATTTAACAGTACAACAGAGGTCCACCAAGGGTTTGATGGCACTGAGTTTAGAAACTTATACGAACATCAAACTTACTTGACCGGATTGTCTGCTACAATGAGTTTGGGAACAGTTACAGTGAGTACACCATAATGGCTATAAGTGAACGTTTACAACAGAGGATTAACAACATGGCAGGTATGGAAATGCCTCAGTCCTCTGCGCCTCAAATGCCTATGCAAAAAATGCAAAGGCCTACCATGATGAGAAACCCTAGAATGACCATGGAGATCCGTGATCGAAACAGAAACCGTATTGACGATAGAGAAGAGGGTATGTTCAAACCAGGTGATTTTGTTCCTATACCAGAGGCGGGTAGTGCACAGGACGGACCAGATGACTCTTTTTCGGGAATGATTATGACTCCAGAGGGTCCCATGAAAGTAGGAGCGGGTGCTATTACAGAGCGAGAAATGGAAGTTTTGCAAAACGCATCTAACATGGGCAGAAAAGGCGATACACAACTAGGCCATTTAGAGGTTGGCGATGTAGTAGTTCCGCCTTCTGTAATCGCAAACAATCCGTTGCTAGATGAAATGTTAGAAAGCACTATGCTGAATCAAGGCATAGATCCGCAACAAAGAATAGTAGGTTTAGGGTTAGCGTCTTTGAATCCAAATACAGGTTTAGAAGAGTTTGGTATTTTTGACAGTATAACCAAAGGTTTAGAAAAATTTGCTGAAAAAACAGGCCTGAAAAAATTAGGTAAGAAACTAGCGCCGTTAGCACCGATAGCAGCACAGTTTATACCTGGTGGCCCAATAGTATCTGGTGCTGTAGGTGCAGGCTTACAAGGACTGTTAGGCGGACAAAAACCAAAGGATTATTTAGCGGATGCAGCTTTAGGAGCAGGCATCGGCGCGTTAGCGCAAGGAGCTACCAGAGGTTTTACCAAAGAGGGTATGAGTATATTCGATCCTAACTTTGTTGGGCCACTAGATCCGAGCAAGCTTGGCGGCGGAGCGCCTTTGAGACAATCAGTCGGTATGGACATCATAAAAGGTTTGCAATCCGGAGGCATAAAAGGCGCTCTAGGTAACTTAGTCGATGAAGGCACGATTGCGGGCGGACTCTTAGGTATTGGCGGCGGCGGCGCAGGACAGGCCATAGTCAATGAGGCAGGCGAAGTAATAGGTTACACCGGCGGCGGCGGCGGTGGCGGCTTAGGTGGAGCACTAGGACTAGCCGGAATAGGAGCTTTATCTGCTGGTTTAGCTAAATTAGCTTACGAAGACGCAAAAAAACAAAAAGGCGTTCCCCTAACGCCTTTAACTACAATGAGTCCTACAGGCAGATATAACATCGAGGCTGAGATAGCCAGAAGACAAGGATTACCTGCACCAAACCCTGTTGAGTTTGGTTTATTGCCAGCTGGCACTTTGCCTAAATTATCAGGCGGACAACCAAGAGGTAAAAGCTTAGGCGGAGCGATAGAAGAATTAGAGGGCGGTATGGCAAGAGGTATGAGTCGTGGCGGTATTATGGCCTTCGCTGCTGGCGGTGCCGTTGCTATGCAAGAAGGCGGCGAAATGGATCCAAGCAAGTTTCCGCCTATGGACGGTGACATTAACGGTGCGGGCACAGAAACAAGCGACGACATACCCGCTATGTTAAGCGACGGCGAGTTTGTAATGACCGCTAGAGCGGTACGCGGAGCCGGCACTTACGACATGAATCAAGATAACAAAGGCATTATAACTTTAACGCCGTCTATGGAAGAAAACAGAGAGCGCGGCATGGATCTTATGTATAAAGTTATGGATGCGTTTAGCGGACAGGCGAGGCCATCGTGAGTATTTTTGGAAGATTACCAGAAAATATAATTAGAACAACCGGCGGGATTGGATCTTTCAGTCCTCCTACAATAGATTTAAGCAGTATAGATTTAAGTAATGTGCAGCTACCTCCGTTAGTAGCCGAAACACCAATGACCATGCAAGGCAACATGGAGCCTATGGCGGCTCCCGTTTCTGCACCTATGGCAACACAAGCCGATACGGTAGCGCCTGTTTCAACGGATATGCAAATGCGACCAGAAGATATGCCGTTTACGACAGGAGTTCGTCAAGTTGCAAGCGGTTTAGATCCGCTAACTGAACAATTATTATTTGGCATAGGCGGAGAAGGTGGGTTCATACCTGGCGCCATGCGTGCTGCTGAAAAAGTTTTCTTTGACGCAGAAGGCAAGCCGGTAGTGATAGAAGAACAAGTCGCTGGTTTCACTCCCGATCAATTAAGAGCACAAGAGTTAGCCAGACAAGGCATCGGTATACAAGATAGATTTATCGGCGGAGCTGAGGAGGCTTTGGGTGCCGGTATCGGCGCGTTAGGCAGAGGTTTTGGTCGCGCTAGAGACATTACTGCGGGCGCAACCGAAAGGTTTGGACAGAGATTAGGTGGTTTAGGCAGATTAGCTGCAAGGGCGACAGAAGGATTTGGACAGAGATTAGGAGAATCGGAAGGATTGCTGAGAGGAACGGTAGGCGGCTATGACCCATCGCTTACGTCCGCGTTTTTCAATCCATTTGAGGATCGTGTGGTGCAACAAACCATTAGCGACGTGTTAGAGCAGGGTGCAAAGGCTGACATAGCCGCCAGAGCAGGAGATATCGCTAGAGGCGGTCAATCTGCTTTTGGTTCTAGGGCGCGTTTAGGCGCCGCAGAGCGTCAAGAGGCTTTAGGACGAGGTTTGGGTGAGGCAATCAGCGGAATACGCTCCAGAGGCTTTTCTGAGGCTCAACAAACAGGTTTGGCTGAGTTTGCAAGACAAAGAGCGGCCGAACGAGCCGCCGCATCCGGTTTGGCTGGCTTAACGGGTCAAAGATTGGGTGCTCAACAACAATTAGGCGGAACGTTGCGTGGCTTGGTGGGCGATCAGTTTGGTGCACAACGTGGATTAGCGGGCCTTGAATCGCAACTAGGAGCACAAGAACAAGCGGCGCAGTTTGGTTTAGGATCTGCTTTATCAGGACTCGGTACACAAGCACAAGCGGCTAGAGCTGCCGACATATCACAGTTATATGGCCTAGGCACAAGCCAACAAGCTTTACAACAAGCGCAGTTAGACGCGCAAAGAAGAAACCAACTGCAAGCACAACAAGCACCGTTGGCTCAATTCCAAGCGTTGGCTCCGTTTGTTAGCATGGCTCCGGCAGGACAATTCCAAACCGTT